GGCACGTCGGCGCCCGCCGGATCCTCGAGCCAGTCGCGCGAGGCCATCCACATCTCGGCGCGGCGGTTCACCGGGCCGCCGCCCTCCGGGCGCTCGGGCGCAAGCGGCGCGGAGCCGAAGTTCACCGCGGCGACGATCGCGCCATAGCCCATCTCGCGCAGGCGGTCGTAGACGCCGGCGCCGACGCCGCCCACGTCGATGAACAGGCGCGCCGGCTGGTCGCGGTCGATCACCTGGCGGGCCCAGCCGGCCGCCTGCATGGTGTCGAGCCGAACGCGCGATTCGACCTTCACCAGCCGGCGGCCGCGGCGCCACGCCATGGCGTGGCGGTCGCCGCCGGTCCAGGCCGGATCGAAGCCGACGACGAGCGGCCCGGATTCCTCGCAATCGAGCTTGCGCGCCTTGGCGATCAGCGCCGGCGCAATAAAGCTGTCGTGGCCGCTCGTCTGGAACGCCTCGGCCGCGCAGGCGGGGTATTCCTGGCGGAACAGCATCGGGTCCTTGAGCTCGGCGATCTTGCTGCGCCGCCACGCCAGCCGGTCGGGCGCAAGCCCATAGAGCGCCGCGTACTCGCGCTCCTCCTCGGTCGGCACGAAGCCCTTCGGCGGCTTCTTGCGGTATTCCTCCTGCCAGTACCAGGGCACGAAGACCGCGACGAACTCGCCGACGCCGTTCTCGGCATCGCGCCACATGCGGTGGAACAGAGTGCCGACGCCGTTCGCCGTGCTCTCGAGGATGATCTCGGTGCCCGGAACATCTGCGACCGCCTGCAGGATGCCGGCGGCATGCGTCTCGGCATGAGGCCAGAACGCGACCTCCGAGCCATGAAACAGCTGGATGGTGGACGAGCGCCCCACCGCCCTGGTGCCGGCGGTGCCGACCTTGTAGCCCGAATCGAGCCGGTCGAAGCAGAGCTCCTTGGCGTTGGCGGCGCCGGTCGAGGGCTTCATGTCGGGGGGACAATGGTCGTGAAACCGCTCCACCATCTCGAACAGGTTCTGCGTCGCCGCGTCCTCGTGGGTGAGGATGAAGACGCGTAGCGCGCGCGCATGGGTGACGCGGTGATAGAACCGCGCCCCCACATAGGTGCTGCAGCCCTGCTGACGCCCTTTGAGGATCAGCGCCCGCACCTTGCCGGTCGCGGCCGCCTGGGCGTCGAGCCGCTCGTCGATGAAGCGCTGGGCGCGGTTGAGCTTCAGCGGCGCGATCAGGCCGTTCTTGGTGCGGATCTTCAGGCAGGTCTCGGCATAGTGACGGCGGTCGTCCCTGAGCCGGTTCCGGATCGCCTTGTCGTCCTCAGTCAAGCAGAGCAAGGGCGTCCTCGTGACGGATGGTCGGCGGTCCATTGCCCTCGACCGCGGGCCCGACCTTGCCGAAGCCGCGGTCGAGCAGCGCGTTGCACGCCGCGATCGAGGTGCGCGGATCCTCGCCGCGCACCCATTCGAGCAGGCGCGCGATCACCTCGGCGGCGTGCGGGCGCGCCAGCTCCGACGCATTGCGGATGTCCCCCGGCTCGGCCGTGCGCTGGTGCGTCACGCAGGGCGGTGCGGCGATCGCCGGTTTCCGTTTGCCTCTCGCCATGGTCATGACCTCGCTGCGAACTCGCCGCACCCCATGTCGGCGCGGGTAATCGGGAACTGGACCTGCACGCCGGTCTCGTCGGCGCGCATCACGGTCGGCGGAAAGCGGCGGCACGCCCCGCCGCCCTCGTCGATCTCCTTGAAGAAGCGGCAGGCCGCGCAGGCACCCGTGCCGCTCGTGCTCGTGCTGGATTTCTTCATCGCTGCTCCTCGTGAATAGGTTTCGTTGCAGTGGACTTGCCGGCGATGATGCACCCGTCTGCAACGTGCTCGGCCTGCTCCCTCTCCATCGAAACCCGGGCTTGCCCGGGTTTCGCGCCAATAGTGCGCAAGTCGGGCAAGCCCGACTTGCGTGGGGAGAGGGGTGGGGTGAGGGGGCTCTGCGCTCTCCGCTTTGCGTTCGCGCCACCGCATCACCTGCGCCGGCGCCACGCGGTCCACTCGTCGTCCTCGTCCTCGCTCACCGGATCGAGGGGAAAGCCGATCGCGCTCGCGAGCTCGCGTGCGCGCAACCCGGGCGTGAGGAACTCCTCGCGCGGAATGCGGGGGAAGCCGAGCGCCCGCTCCGCCTCGTCGCGGATCGGCTTGCCGCTCGGATGCTCGCGTCGTTTGGCCATGGAGTCACGCGTTGCAACGTTTGGAATGTGAGACGCGAAAGGCGCGTTACGATCCTTTTTCGGGCCGCTCGTTGGGGGCCTGTTGTTTCGGCGAGCGCCACACCACCGGCAGCACGACGATCTCGGCGTCGTGCTCCCGCGGGGTCGGCAACGGCATGATGAGCCGCTGCTCGAGCGGAAACCGCACGATGATGCCCACGAGAGCCCCCTCACCTGTCGGCGATCATCTTCACGATGCGCCGCTCGATCGCGCTGAGCCGTTCCGGATCGACCGTGCCGGGCGGCCGCCAGCGCCACGCCAGGATGACGATGACGGCGAGCAGCACGTTGGCGGCGAGAAGCGCGACGACGAGCATCTGCAGGAACGCGATGTGATCGGCGGAGGTCATGGCCGGATCCAGGAAAAAGGATGCCCGCGGCGTCACCCGCGGGCGGCTGCCTGTCACGCCGGCAGCTTCGCGCGCGCGCAAGCCAGGCGCTGCACGACGGCGAGCGGAATCAAACAGGCGTCGAGGCGCAAGATGAAGCGCAGACCCGCCCAACGCGCCAGCGCCGTATGCCAGGCTTGCTGTTCACGCGCGAGAGCGCGCTGGGTTTCCCTAATCTCGCGGGAAATGTCGGAATTCGAGCTTGTAACCTTCCTCGGATAGGCCGTTTTGAATTCTCTTGAAGAAGGCAGCTCCTTCTTTATTCATCTCGTATTTTGCGGCGACCAGCAAACGTGCCTTCCTGCCTACTGCCTGCGGGTACGCCTCGTTGATCTCACCGCTCTCGATGAAATCGAGATAACGATAGATTTTCTGCTGAAGCAGATCCATGTGGTTGAAATCTTCTTCTTCGCCATCATCCCACGGAAAGTGATCGCAGATCACGAGCACGATATCGTCGTCGGCTCTGTCCTGTCCGATGTAGTCCACCACATCAACTTGATCTAATGCCATGGCCTCGGTCCGTTCGGTCGAATAATCCATACCTTCGTTGGCCCCAGTTCGGTGCCGCCTGCGGGACGGCGCCAGGGGCCATCTATTCACTCGGAAGATGGCGAAATTCGAGCTTATATCCCTGTTGGGAGAGATAGTCCTGAATCTTCTTGAAAAAGGCTTGTGCTTCTTTGTTCATCTCGTACTTCGCACTGACTCGCAAGCGAGCCCTTCTTCCTATCGATTTTGGATACCTCTCGCTTATTTCACCGCTCTCGATAAAATCGAGATATCTGTATATCTTCTGCTGAAGCAGATCCATATGGCTGAAATTGTCGCCATCGTCATCAGTCCACGGAAGGTGGTCACAAATGAATAGGACGATCTCATCATCCGCCGTGTCGTGACCAATGAGGTCAACCACATCCATTTGTTCTATGGTCATTGTCGTGGTCTCCTAGGGTCTGATAATTCGCACTTTCAACGGTTCGACCGCAGAACCGCCCGGAAATGCGCTCTTGCCCTCACCGGCTATAGTTGCGCCGCTCCCCTCGATCTCGGGATAGCCTTTCGTCTGTCTGGGTGTCAGGCGGGCAGTTGCCGAAGACTTGCAATCGATACAGACGGTTTTACCAGTGACACGATCACGGCCCATTAAATCAACTCGCACCCTAATGCCGCTTTTGGTCCTAAGTGTCATCTGCGGAGACAGATCGGCGATCGTTGGCTCGGCTTTTTGAGCGGTTTCTATTTCGAATTTTGCACCCTTGGCTTTGTTGGTCAACAGTTGGCGCGCGCGGCGCGCGGCCAGTGTTTCTGCGGGATTCGATCGGATCGCAGAGCTGGCGCGGGCGATGGCTCCTGCCACCCCGCCAATGCCGTTTGCTGTCGCTCGCGCTGCGCCGGCTGGAATACTCAGCCCCAGTCCGGCAAGACCTGGATCTGCGCTGTGCAGGAACTGCAGTGGATCGGTGACGAGGTCTCGCGCCATCCCGGCGATGCCCCCGGGCATCCGGGAAAGCGCGTCGGCGCTGCCTCTGAGGTAGTCGCGGAAGCCGTCGAGCCATTCGCCGCCTGTGGGCTGCGCGGCCTGCGGTTTGCCCGCTGGAGAGATGAGCGCCGGCGGCACCTCGGCCTGAGAATCAGAAGGGCCGGTTTCCCGGCCCTCATTCGTTGGCGCTTGGCTCGGCGCCCAGAATCTGAAATCGCTTTGATCCGGCGGTGGCGGTTGGGCAACGGGTGGCGCAGCCGTGGCACGCCATTGCGGGGCTAGCCCGTCCTGCCCTTGCGGCGCGCTGGACCCGGGGCCGGGAAAGGGTGCGACGGTCGGATCGTTACCGCCGAAGCTTGCGCCAGCTTCGCGACCGCGAGCAGCGCTCTTGAGCTTGCCGCCTGCATCACTGCAGGGATCGGAATTCAGCAAACAGGTTGCCCGCGGCGTCACCCGCGGGCGGCTGCCTGTCACGCCGGCAGCTTCGCGCGCGCGATAGGCGCATGCGCGCGACGGCGATCGGAATCAAAGTTGGGTCGAGCTCGGGCCGATGCGCGGGCGCCGCGCGAGCTCGGCCGAGAATTCCGAGT